CGGGTCAGGTTTACAATGTCGTCGTAGTACGTGACCGTCTCGGCGCTGTTCTTGACGATCATCCGCACGGGCTCGAGCGTGTACACCGTCGCCTGCCCGCCAGCATTCAGCGTCTGCGGCTGCGTGTTAGGCGTGGTGCAGGCCGCGTCGCTGTAGACGGTCGCTTCGACCAGCGTCCCGGGGTTGTAAAAACGCGCCTTGCCGCTCGCGACGACGGCGCCCGCGGTGTCACGGATACCGACTGCAAGCTCGCTGATGCGTGTAGAGGTCGTCGCCATCACCAGCCTCCGTAGGAGCCGAACGGAACCAGCGTGACGTGGCCGTGTTCGGTGCCAGCCTCGATCAATTTCGACTTTTCGGCCTCGAAGACGCTCCGCAGTTGCATCGCCATCTGCGGCTTGCCGTAGTCAAAGCAGAGGTCTGCCGCGAGCCCGTAGACCAGGCACGACGTCCACGCGGGATCGAAGTCCGGCGTATCTGCCCCGGTGTCGAAGTCCTGGCCGCGCAGGACCGCCGAATAGGTGATCGTGTCGCCCGTCGCGTCCGGTACGGGGTACAGGTAGACCGTCAAGCCGCTGAGCGCCTCGGACACGTAGAACTGCGCCGGCACGCCCTCGATGGTCCGGTCGCCGATGTTCATGTAGTCATCCCGGCTCATCGCCCGGATCGGCGTCCTGGCGTTCTCGCCCGAGCGCTTGTAGTTCATCGGCTCATCGACCGCGATGACGTCGCTTGCGGGCGAAAAGGACGCCGTGCCGTCGGTGGACGTCGCCGTGCGCTCCACGACGCGCCACAAAGAATTTCCCTCCGGGTCGAGCGACTTGACGATGCGATTGAGGGCTCTCGCTGCGTGAAGCAGCTGCGGCCCGGAGGGAGTCTCATCGGGACCAACGGCCCCGACCTTGGCGAGCGCGTCGCGGATGATCTCGTCGCGGCTCTGCTCGAAGTTTGTGGAGCTAGACGTCGCCAAGGGTCACCACCAGGACGGTTTCTTGCCGATGGTCACGGGCTGTTCCTTGCGCCCCGCCGCCAGCGCTGCCCGCTCGCGCTGGTCGTCCAGCTTCGTCTTGCCCGTCTCGAACTCGACGTGCCGGTAGCAGTAGAAAAGGCCGTCGCTCAAACGACGCATTTCAGACGGGAAGAAGGCGGGCAGACCGCAGCAGTCGCATGCGATCTGCGTCTCGCCTTCTTCCCATCTGATCGGTCGTGATTGAGCCACTCGTTCCTCCGCGGGCCGTGGGCCGGGAGGCCAAGCGGCCCGAATCGATTAGGCGTCGGCCGCGGGGCAGAGAATCGCGCTCTTGTCCACCGCAGTAACGCAGTAGTTCTCGGCGATCTTGTGCAGGCCCCACACAGGCGAACCCAGCGAAGCCGGGCCCGTCGCGCCGTCGCCAACGTAGAAGTAGTTTCCACGAATGACGCCGGTCGAGTCCGCGTGCAGGTCCATCACGTATTTGCTGCTAGCGGTCTGGTTGTGCAGGTCGTTGCCGATGATCTGCGTCCGCAGCAGCGCGCCAGCGTCCAGGTCGAGCAGGACGCCAGTCGCCGCCGTCGAAATCTCGGCGCTCATGTAGTTGCCGATGATCCGCAGGTCGTTCGCGCCCGCCGCCGACGCAGTGATAAAGCTGGTCGTCACCGCAGCGGCGTACGCCTCCATCCAGTTGCCGTAGAACGTGCACTGGTCGGCCGCCGCGGACAGCGTAAAAGCGTCCGTGGTCAGCTGGTCGGCATCCACGCCCGTGTTGACGTAGTTGCCGATGAACTCGAATCCGGCCGCCGTGATGGGGATGCCAACGTCGACCGTTAGAGCAGTCGTCGACCCCAGCGCCCCCGCCATCAGGAACCGGCAGTTCTGGATACGCACGTTCGCCACGTTGGCCAGGATCGTGCCGGCCTGAGCCGTCCAGGTGAACGTGGGGCGGTCGTTTCCGGTGCCAAGGCCGATGACCTTGGTCCCAGCGACCAGGTTGCTCCAAGCGTCGGCCGCACTGATGCTCTCAGCGTGACCGGGCAGGATGTACACCACGTCGTTTCGCCCCGCCTCGCACGCAGCAAGCGCGGCGTTGACCGTCGAGAACGGGTAAGCGGGATTGGACCCGTTGCCCGCCGGAAGTCCCGAGCGGTTGCCCACCCAGAAGATCCGGCCAGCGGTGCCGGTGAACTCGAAAGGCTGGAACGGCACGCCGTAGCAGCCCAGGAGCCCCGGGTGGCTGAAGATTTGCCCTGGAATCGTCGACATGACGTCCCTCCGTTACGAAACGGCGCCCGAACCGTAGACCGCGCGCCAGTCGTCGACGCCCAGCCGGAAACGCTGGATCGCGATATACGCCTTGTTCAGGTTCGTCATCACGGTGTCCTCCATGAAGTCACCCTCGATGTCGAACTCGAACCACAGGCCGTTCGGGTGGTCAGTGATGACGAACCAGTTGTTCGTGTCCGTCAGGTACGGGTTCACGACCAGCGTCAGGTCGTCGCCGACAACCTTGGGGTCGTTGTTCGCCGAGCCCAGCGTCTTACCGGCCAGGGTCAGCTTCTTGCCCGTCAGCGCCAGCGCCGCCGGCACCAGCAGCTTTTCGGGCATGCACTGAACGATCATCCCGTCGGCACCCGGGGTGCTGAGCAGGTTCGTGTACACGTCCTGAAGCGACGTCTCCGACAGCGCCGCGGCCGTCGACAGCATGTTGCTGCCGGTCGTCGCCGACGTGCCGATGATGACGTGGTCGGTGGCGCACAGCTCGTTCGTGCCGTCCGCGACCTGCGGATAGCTCGAGTTGTAGGCGCGGTCCCAGAAGAGACCCACCTGATACTCGGGCGTCAGCGCGATCGAACGGCCGAGCGTCTGGGCCGCCTTCTTGATCTCGCGGACCTTGTTGTCGCGCGCGAGCTCGAAGGTCAACTCGATGCGTCCGGCATAGACGTCGTACAGCCACGTCTTGTTCGTGCCCTGCTTGATGCTCAGGGACGAGACGTTGCCGCCTTCGGTCTTCTTCACCAGCTGCCCAGGACCGCCCATCTGGACGGCGTGTCGAACGGACTCCTGGCCCTTCGACACCTTGTGCGTCTGGGGATAGACCTTCTTGATCGACTTCTCGCCGATGCCGAAGAACTTGCGAACGACGGGCTCGACCGGGGCCCACAGTTGAGTTGTGTTGATTGCCATGGTTCAGGTCTCCGGTTAGGTGCCCGTGTTGTTGAGCGCCGGCTCGGTAAAGCCGCTGTTCGCCAGAGCGAAGCAGTGAGCGTCCGCCGCGTCCGGGTCGCTATCGCCCGCCTCGATCATCTCGACCACGCGGAACGGCAGCGTGGCCGTGGTGTTCGCCGAGGCGAACCGCAGATCCTGCTGGCTGTAGCCGTTGACGCCGGCCCGCAGGTTGATGTCGAAGTTGTTGCGCAGGTTCGTCAGCGCCGCAGCAGCGTCGAGGCTGCAGCGGAACTTGACGTTAACCACGTTCTCAACGCAGTTGACCCACGGCGCGTTGACCGGGAAGAACGTCGTACCGGCGAACGTCGTGGACGCGGGCAGCGACTTGGCGCCAATGCGGTTGCCGTTGGCGTCCACGTAGCTGACGCCCATCGCAACCGAATCGATCTTGGTCGCGAGCTGGCCCGACGTCGCCTGACCGAGGATGTCGCCGCTCGAGTCAGCCGTGACGACGTCCTGGCAGTTGATCGCGTTGGTGTTGTTGCTGATGGGCCGGCGCCGCACGTAGGTGACGGAGCCGCCACCGACCGCGACCTGCGCCGGATAGAAACCGGGGTGTCGAACGTTTGCCATTGTGTTCTCCCTACTGGTTCAGCACCTCGCGGGCCGCCTCTCGCGGGTCCGCGTCCGCCAGTCCTTTGCCGACACGCGCGCGGTAACTCGCGCGGCCCCCGTTGTCGGCGGTCGTGACTTCGGAATCCCCGGCTCCAAGCGCTCTCGCGCGAGCCTCAGAACGCAGCTCCTTGTACTTCAGGAAAGCCGCCGCGTTCTCTTCGGTCGTCTCGATGCAGACCAGATCGCCGTGGGTCAGCGCAGACTCGATGCCCACCGTATCGTCATCGCGCTTGCGCCCCGGCTTGGCCTCGCCCTTGGGCACAATCCGCCACGGCTCGGCCTTGCAATAGCCGATGTTGGCGTCCCCGACGAACTGCTCTCTGGTGTACTTCTCGAAGTACTGCGGGTGCTGCGGATCCTTCGCGTTCACCCACTGACGCACATAACCGGGACGCGCCCCAGCCTGGTCAGCGATCGTCGCCTTGACGAAGACCGGCTCTTTCCTGAAGTCGTTGCGGGGCGGTACTACCTTCGGCGTCTCATCCGACATGCGATTCGTCCGTTTCCCTGCTTCACCTCAGCTGCCCGGGAACAGGCCGCAGGGGATTCGGGTTCGGACTCACCGCATCGGTGGCTTCATCGCCGCCGAAGGGGAATTACGTCCTCGTTCAGTGTTTCGGTGGAACTTGCGCTTTGTAAATACCCTCGGTCACTGTTGACGGTCGATTGTCACTCTTCGACCGCCTCGGGGTGCTCCTGGGCGTAAATCTTGACGTACTCGTTTCGGTCCATCCCCGCCGCATCCGCCCACCGCTGCCATCCTGGAGGCAGCCTGACCTGCGGCTCGCCCTTGCCGTGGCCGTTGGCGCGGCCCGCTGGAACGCCGTAGAGCGCCTCTTTGTACTGCTGGGAGAACTGCGGCGCTTCCTGCCGGCCCGTCTGCTTCTGGGCCACGATTTCCCACGCCTTCGCCCTGGTGGCGGGTGTGTTCGGGAAACCGTCGTCCTCGATCAACTCGCTGATCTTGCGGCTCACCGCCCGCAGCGTCTTTTCTGGGTTTTCGGCCAGCTTCGGAAACCGGCTGAACTGCGACATGATCTCGATCTGCGCCTCGGGCGGAAGCCCCGCCGTCGCCGGCTGCTGTGCGGGCTGCTGGCCTAGCTTGTACTTCTCGGCCAGGCGCTGCTCTGCTTCGAGCACCGCGATCTGACGCTCGCGCTTGCGGTACTCGGTCAGGTCGCCCCTGTCCATGTACTCTTTCGCCTCTCGCTCGAGGCGTTCGAGCTCGGCCTGGGGGCTAGACTGCTGCTGTTGCTGCTGCGGACCCATCCGCTGCATCGCCTCGATACCGCCGCGAAGCTGGGCGATCATCTGGTCGCGCTCGCTGAGCTGCCGGCGCAGTTCGTCCGAATCCTTGGTGAACCGCTCTTTGAGCGACTCGACCTCTTTCGCCAGCGACTCCTGCGCCTGCGCTGCTCGAGCCCGGCGACCCTCTTTCGGCGGCAGCGGCACCCGCTCTGGCTTCGGCGCCGGTTCGGGCGCGGCCTGCTGTTCCTGCTCGTCGTCGCCGCCCTCTTCCAGGTTGACGTTCTCGTCCGTCGCCCCCTCGGGCGGCGTGCTCAACAGACCGGCCATTACGCGCTCCTCTCGATGTAGTGCTGGGTTTTGCCTTCACTGGTCACGCCGCGTTTGAGACTCATCTTCCCGGCGCGCAGCCGCTCGGCCAGTTGGACACTGGCGAGCAGGTCGTCGACGTTCAGGACGATCACCGACTCGACCACGCGCACCGCGCCCGTCTTGGCGCATGTGTAGCGGTTCATGGCGGTGTTCGAGCCCTCCTTGTCGAACTTCCAGTCAAACGCATCGTCGGGCGTCTGCGGCGTCGCCTTGCCCCAGTCGACGATGTGATCCCACGCCTCACGCAGGCCCGAGTAGCGGCCGAACTCGACCTCGTCGCCAATCTCGTAGCCGTTATCAAACAGCTTGTCGCGCGCTTGCAGACCAGCGTCCAGAAGGCGGCCGCTGTAGTAGCGCTCCTTGGCCGTGTCGGGCACGTACAGCCCGCCGGCCGTGCGGTCCTTCGCCGGCTTCTCCAGAATCGCGCAGCGCTCGCCCGTGACTGCCCAAGGCAGATCAGTCGGTCCCAACATGTGCTTGCCCTCCTGAGTCGAATCGGTACACCGGATCAACGAACTCCGTTTCCTGCTCTTCCTTCGGCGCGTCCTTGCGGTGACAGGACTTCCACAGCATCTCGGCGAATTCGGCCTTTCCAGACATCGCCGCCGCTTCGTGAAATTGCTGTTTGCGTACCTGGATACCCGCCTCGTAGTTCAGGCGGTCGGCCTCGAATGCGAGCCATTCAAGCATCGCGGCCGTCGCCGGGTGCTGGCGCCAGTTCGCGATCGATGCCTCGTCCAGATCAAGGAACTTGGGGCGGTCCAATCATCCCTCCCATCGGCGGCCCCGGCGGCATTCCCGGCGGTCCGCCCATCTGCTGCATCTGCGTCGCTGTCTTGCGCAGCGCCTGCGCCTCGTGGAACCTGACGTGCCGCTCGGCCATGTCGCGGCCCACCTTGCTCATCATCTGGGCGCGTGGCGACGACAGGAACGCCAGGTGCATCTGTGTGTGCTCCGTGTCGTCGTCGTCGGGATGCACGGGGCTGTCGCGGTCCTCGAGCCACGCCGCCTCTTCCTCCCAGTGAGGTTTGGCCGTTGGCGGCTCGGGCGGCCCCGGAGGCGGACCCAGCATCGCGATCAACTCCTCCTTGCCGTGCGCCTTGAGCACCTCTTCCACGACCGCGCGCACGATCGCAGGGTTCTGCGCCAGCATCGGCGTATTCATGACGACGCCCGCCGACTGCATCGTCTCCTCGACCTTCTCGAACCGCAGGCGCGGGTCGGCCGCCGGGAAGATGCGCGCATCCGGCACGAACATCTTGCGGCTGATGGGCAGCCGGTCCGGTGCGCCAGACAGCGGGTCGATGATGTCGGTTGGCTCAGGCTCGTCGGGCAGGAACGTCCCCCACAGCCGCCAGACCTTGTCGAACTCGTGTTTGAGCGCCTCGCGTACCCGCTTGGCCAGGACGCTGATCTGCTTCATCAGTTGCGCGTTCAGAATCTGGATCTCTTTCGCCGTCCTGTTGGCTCCCGACGTCGCACCGCTCATGATGTCCGACGACCCGGCGAACTTGTCCGCCATGCTGATGAGCAGGTTCACCAGCGGCATCGTCGTCGGGTCGTTGAGCGGCGGATCCAGCCACACGATGCCGTCACGAATCGCCGCGGCCGGCGCGTCCACCTCGACGAGCTCGCCAGGCGCGACGTTGACGCTCCCGCGCTGCATACGCATCTGCCGCGAGATGAAGCCAGGCCGCGCGTTGCGAACGCTGACGCCGTCGATGTGCTGGTTAAGCAGCGTGTTCGCCGCGCGGTTCAGCGGACCGATGAAGTCGCCGAACCCGAGCCCGTAGAAGCCCTCCGACGGGAACGCGCGGTAGTGGGTGAAGAACGATATTTGCCGCTGCCGCGGCTTTACCGGCTCGAGAACTTCGATCGGCGCCTCGGGCAGCAGGGCGTTTCCGCCCTGGATGGCCTGCTGCTGGGCGGCAACGATGGTTTCCTCGTACGCCTGCCGCTTGATGAGGTACTCATCGTATCCAGACTCGGCGCGCTCCTTGACGTAGCGCTTGAGGTCGTCGGGGTCAGTCTCTTCACGCAGAACGACACGAAGGACCCGGCGGGACTGCTTATCGAGGGTGATTGCGACGTAGTGAGGCTTTCCGTCGAAGGCGGGATGTACTCCAGGACGATTGGGCAGCATCCAAACGCGGTGCTGTTCCAGGACCATTCTGGGTTTGTCCTGCTCTGAGCCGTCGCTCGCCGGGTCCGTTCCGTCGATCTTCTTGACGGCATCGCGCATCTCCGACGTTGGCGTCTCGGGCTGCTCTGCTTCGATGCCCTTGACGTTGGAGTACACGCCCCGATCGGCGTGCATCTTCAACTCCCACAGCGTGGGGTGATAGACCATCGTGTACCGGGGCACGTCCCGCATCGACGGGTCCTGCGACCGGAACTCGTGAGCCACCACGAAGTCCTCGATCGGAATCCAGTCCGACCGCACCCGGCCCTCGTAGCTGTCCCAGTACGTCCGCCGGAACGCACTGCCGTAGATGACGAGCTGGGCGAGGGTGTCATCCAGCCCCTGTGCCATCTCGGGCATCTTGTTGCGGATGTAACTGTTCGCGAACTTCTCCGTTATGGCAGCGCGCTGGAAGTCGTCGACCGTGGACGGCGCCGAGTAGATGATCTTCCCGTTGTCGGGCCAGATCATGTCGAACAGCCGCGCGTGGACTTGCAGCGACGTGTACGACAGGACGTTTAGGTTGACGTTCGCGCAGTTCCGCCACGGAAACGCCTTGGGCTTGAGAAGACCTGCGTAGAGCTCGGTGAACTCCTTGCACTTCTTCATGCGTCCCGACCGTGACTTGACGTCGGCGTCGAAGTCGCTGATCACCGCAGCCGACAGCTTTTCGATCTCCTTGGCCCCGAGAATGTCGACGATGTTCGCGCCTTCAGCCGGCCCGGCCATCGTCGGCTGACGCGCCTTCTTGGCTTCGCCGTTCGACTCACCCGAATGGGCCGAGCCGTCGAGGGGAGAATCAGGGCGTATGAATTCGGTTTCCATGCTTGCTCACCTTGGTTTCCGTGAACACCCAGAGCAGCCCGCCCTCACGGCTTGCCCTGAGTACTTCGGTGTATGAGACCTTCATGCCGCCGGTTTGCCCGTGGCACTGGTACTGGATGGGAACGTGGAAGGGTGAAGCGATGTAGTCGATCGTGAACCGCTCCACCATCGCGTCGCAGGACTTGCAATACGGGATGAGAAACGGCGGCGGACGGCCTGGCGTTACGTCCGTGCTGTTGATGTCCATGCCCTCGGAGCGAAACCCGAGGTCGTCCACCGGCACCGGCGCCTTTACTAGAATGAGGCTCATGGGGGCATCTCCCCGAGCCTCATTCTTCTGTCGATACGCAGGACCCGTCTGGACACGTCTGCGGACGAAAGACCGAGAGTACGTGCCGCGGCCTTCTTGGGCATCGACTGACACAGCAGCCATGCCACCGCATCAATGCCGCGATTTTTCCTCCGCAGAAGAATGCTTTTCCTGCGCAGACGCGCAGCAATGCTCCTGGCCTTGCGCGCGTCGAGAATTTCGTAGCAGCGGTCGGGCGGCGTGACGGGCTGGATCACGCCGAATCTGCTTGGGGCCCAGTAAATGGTCAGGTCTCTTACGCAGCCACGGGCAATCCAGTTGTCAAGGTGAGCTAAACTGTAGGTCAGGCCGAGGTGTCCAAACAGTTGATACGCAGATGCGAATACCCGCCCGCCTCCCGACTGTCTCGCGGAGATAATGGCGGATGCGCACCTACGGTCATCGGCACCGACGGGAATTCGACCGCCGCACTCTGCGCATGCCAGCGGAGCACCGGCCGTCCGTCCCAGGTTGGCCTCCACCGTAAATCTGTGACCCAGGTCGATCATTCGTATCCCGTGCTGCCGCCGTAACGCACTTCCGGCGGGTTCTGCCGCTTGCGAGCCGCGGCCAGGTACTGCTCCCAGCGCTTGTTCTCCGAGTCGTGCGGGTTGACGTCGTCCAGTCGATGCACCGGGAACTCCATGCACAGGAAGCGGAACGCATCCGTGGCGTGGGAGTGCGGCGAATCGTCGGCGTAGTCGTCGGGCTTGCGCGGCGCCTGCGATTTGATCGCCGACAGCGCACGAACCAGATGCGGGCAGCGATCTTCGAAGATGATCACCTGCGGCTGGCCGAAGCGGTCCAGCAGCAGCCGCTCTTTCATCGCGTTGCAGCCAGAATTGCGATCCTTTTGCGCCGGGAACAGCCGGAAACCCCACTCCGCGATACCGTCGGCCGCGCTGGCGTCGCTGCCGTAGCGGTCCATGGCCTGCTTGTCGATGACGCCCCAGAAGTCGTCGACCGAGAACCGGCGATCTTCGCACCACGTCTGCGTCTGGTAGCGCCGAAACAGGTCCTCGCCGAACTTTCGGCCCGTCACGCCCGGTTTGTGGACCTCATCGACGACGTAGAGGCGGCCCTCGTTGTCCCTGGCGCCCAGAAGCCAGCACGCAGGGGCGTCAGAGCCCCAGTCGACCGAAAAACGCCACTCCCAAGACGACGGCAGAGGCCGCGAACGCTGAAAATGGATGCCTGGACGGACGAATTTCGAGAAGAACGAGCCCGCGACGCGGAAAAAATCCGCCTCGAGGTACATCGCGACCTCGTCTTCGTTGTAGATCGACCGCAGCTGCGCCTCGTAGTCGGGCGGCAGGTGCTTGTTGTCGCGCAGACGGGCCAGAACGAACGCCCGCGTAGTCTCGAACGTCGACCCGTCGGCGTTGGTGACGACCTGGCGCAGAATTTTGCCGCCGTCCTTGTGCTGGTCGATGCCGAAATAGGGGATGATCCAGTCCTCGCCGCCGGCATTCGCGGTCGCGCGCACGATGCGGGCGCGGTGATAGTCAGGATCGCCGCTGCGGTTGTTCGCGACGATGAACGTGTAGACCTCTTTCTGGATCTGTTCGATCTGGTCGAACCCGATCCCCGGCAATTCCTGGCCGTGGTAGCCCAGGTGGTCCGTCGGGCCGTCCAGGTGCCTGCACGCCACCGTCGCGCCGCTCGTGAACGTCCACGTTTTCTCGTTGATGTGGTAGCCGTTCGTCCCCATCTCCGGGTCCACGAACGGATAAATCGAGTGCGTCTTGGCGATGAAGTCCTTGAGGTGCTCAAGGTTCTTCCTGAAGACCACGATCCGGCACTTGTGCTGCTTCTGACCCGTCGCCAAGTACTTCTGATGAGCCAGGTTCAGCAGCGGGATCCAGCACGCGACCAGAAATTCGGTCTTGCCGGCGCCCTTATCCCCCGCGTACAGCACCTCTCGAGCTGGGCACGCCAGCGCCACCGCCTGTTTCGGCAGCGGCTCCCAGATGACTTTCGAGCCGTCGGCGCTGCGCAGCTCGCCCGTCACGCCTGCACGGCCTTCCTCGACTCGCGCAGCTGCCTGCCGCGGGTCGCGTACCAGTTACGGGCGTACTGATTCCGCTGCGCGCGGTGCTCGGGGCACAGGTAGCACGTCGTCAGCACGTTACAGCCCTCGTAGGCGCAGAAACCGTGCTGCCGGCGCCAGTTCCGATGCTTCTGCTGACGCGTCACTCGCCCTCGGGCTCCACCGGCTTGGCGATGGCCTCGATGGCCACGCCCCGCGACTGCGATTCGAGTTCCTTTTGCTGGTAGAAGGACTCCCAGTCGCTCGGGTTCTCGATCTTGGGCTGCATGACCACGACCCCGAACATCCGCGGCGCCTCGCTCATCCGCTTGGCTCGCTTGTCGGCGCCGACGAGGTCAGCCACCTTGGCCGCGTAGACGTCCTTGACCGTCCGATCCTCCCACGGCCGATCGCCCTCAACGCCCGTCAGGCCGTCCAGAAACGCCTTGGTCCCCTGGGCGGCAATCTCGGCCCACGTCTCGTCGACCTGCTCGGCCAGCTTCTTGGCCCGCTCGGGGTCGAATTTGCGGACGTTGGCCACCGCTAGCGCTTCCTCCGCTTGTTGACGGCGCGCTGGACCGCGTCCGTGTCGTCCGTGGCCGCGTCGCCCTTGGCGACGTGGTCCTTGACGCCCTCGGCCGGCTTCTTCCCGAATACCGCCTCGTAGTTCTTCTGGTAGGCGTCGGACCCGAGCGCGACGGAGAAGGACTTTTTCAGGTACTGCACGATGCCCCCGCCTCTCGCTTGGCCTTATTGCGCCGCTCCCGCGTCTTCAGCCGGTGCAACTCCCGGTGCGTGGCGCAGTAGTACCGGCCCGGCTCGGGCCGCTCGCCGCACCCGTTCCAGCCGCACAGCCCCTCACGCTTCCGCTTCTCGCGGTGTGCGCGCTGCCAGTCCGCAGGTAGAGGCATTGTTGCCCATAAGGCTCAGTTATGGGCACAAGCACGTCAATAGGTTTGGCTTATGGGCGCACGACTATTCCGGCATCCAGATCGGGACGCTGCGCCCTTTGGCCAGCTCGAGCATGTTCGCGGTACCGCGCCCGCCGGGGAACGCCACCACGAGGCACGGCAGTTCCTTGACCAGCATCTCGCGGTTGCGCGCGGGCCCTGCGGCCTTGCCGAGGCGTCGCCAGTCGGCTGGGTACGGCACGGCCTCAATCCCCAGCGCCCGGCAAGCTCGCGCGGCGAGCGTGTCAGCACCAGGCGCAGCACCGTGAACGGCACGAACGTCCGCCGGCCGCCACCCACGGTCGCGCAATAAGCGCCCGACCGAGCGCAGGATGAACGGGTAGTCAGCGAAGTCCCGCCCCCCGCAGAAGATGACCCGCCGCTTTCCGCGCCGCTCCTCGACCCGCATCCACTGCGGACGCTCCATGGGGTCCCAATGGAACGGCTTAGCCACGCGGCACCTTCCGCAGCGGCTTGGCGCTCTCCCGAGCCGCCCCAATGACCTTCGGCGGCGTGGCAGAAACGCCCCGGCGGTCAACCTCCAGCACCGCCCCCTTTGTTACGGCCGCCTCCAATCGCTTACGCTTCGCCGCCAACGACCGCCCATAACGCCGCGTCGGGAACAGCCACTGCATCCGCTTGACGTTCACACACCACGGTAACGCACGAGCCTCTAGACAAAACCGAAAATTCGCGCTACTTGCGTCTAAGCGGCTAGCGCTCACGCGCGGTTGAGCCTTCGGCTCCCAGCGAAGTACGGCAGAAGCAACGAACGCCGGTACAGCGACCGTCACTGTTTGAAACGAGATCTGAAATCGTCGCGCATGTGGGAGCGGGGAGTAGAAACCGAATTTGCGCGTCACTTTGGGGGTAGGGGGGGGTCGGCGGCCGTACCCCGCCCGTCGCTGACCGAGCCGCACCTCCCCCGCCTCGTTAACCAGCGGATTGCCGCTCAGCGACCGTTCCCCCCTTAGGGGAACAACTACGCGCGTTGAATAAATACGCGCAGTTATCAGCAAAGTCGCTTACCTGTACAAGGCAACTCACCGGTAAACGACAGCTGCTCGGCGGTGGGATCGCGCTCGGGACGGCGGTCAGCGGGGTTTATGGACGCGCGGTGAGGGTGGCGCGCGGGACCTCCCCTCTCATCTCCCCTCGTCCTCCGCGCCCTCTCCCGTCATCCCCTCTGCTGTCACGCCGCCTGCCCCTTCGGTCTCGTCTCTCGTTGGCGCACACTTCGTCGGCTTGCCGTAAACGGCCCGCATCGCTCGCTCGAGCCGTTTCGGCTCCGCGCGCTGCAACACCTCTGGCGCCATTACGCTCAGCGTGGCAACGAGCTTGCGCACCCAGCGGCGTTTAATCAGTGCCAGTGTCGGCCTTGGTCTCCTGACCCGCACCCATCCGCGCCGTTCGTACATGCGGACGGTAGCAACCGATACCCCCAGGGCCCACGCTACCTCGCTCAGCAGCAGCGCCCCTCTACGCGCGCGCGCGCGATGGATACGGGCTTCGACGTTCGGTGACGACGCTGGGGCCTTGTACCGCTTCTCTCGCGGCCCCACGGGCATCTGGTAGCGCCGCAGCGCCATGCCTCTAGTCTACCGCTGGTCCCGTGGCGCGCAGTACCGGTCTTCGAGGTCACGTAGCTTGGTCATGAGTGCGATTAGCGTCTCGGTGTCTGGGTAGTACATGTAGCCTTCATCTGGCTCGTCACACAGGCGCAAGTGCCTGATGCCATCGAACAGCGCTGTCCCCCAGAACGCGATTTCCACCTCGCACGAGTCGCCCCATTCGTCGTCAAGGCCGTCCGCGCTGCACCAGTCCACCGACATGAACCGGAACCCATGACGCTCGGTCTCGTCGTTCGCGCGCCAGTACAGGCGCATCCCCGTCCCGATGTCCGCGTGCTCGCAGTCCACGGCCCGTGGTGAACCGGCCTCGCCTGGGGCGAGCTCTAGCTTGTGCAACTTGACCGCAGCCATGCCTCTAGTCTACCGCGTCCGCCCCTTGCGCTTGGCGGGCTGCTGCTGGCGCTTGGGCCGCCTCTCTGACGCCTTCATCGTACCCTCCACCTTGAGCGCATGAACGCAGTCTGCGAAGCGCACGGTGTGATGCTCGCCGGCCTTCAACTTGCGGCGCGACTTGAACGGCACCCACAGCCCGCTAGGCAACGTCCCCCAGTACCACCGCCCCTTCGCCTTGCCCTTGCGATTCACGCCATTCTCCTGCGCGGGCACTCGTAGGCCAGGTGGTTCGCCATGCCTTCGATG